CTGTTACAGATGTAAAGACTCCCGTTGCACCAGTAATTGTGTTGCCGCTGAGCGTACCAGTGACATTAACGTTACCCTGGAAAAGGCCTGAGCTGACAAACGTACTAACGCCAGTGACCGTAAGTGTCGACTGAATGATTCCAGTGGCAGCCGTGAGTGTCTGGAAGTTTCCTGTGGTGACGTTAGCGGTAATGCCGGTAACAGTTGTCGCTTGAAGGGTATTACCAGTGATTGTGGCACCGGACAACTGGGTGGTGAATACGCCAGAAACACCGGTGATATTTGCACCAGAAATTGATTGACCTGAGACTGTAGTAAATTGACCAACGTTCCCGGTAATTGTCGCACCAGAGAGACTGGTTGTAAAAACACCGGTTACACCAGTAAGGGACTGATAGTTACCTGTGGTTGCTTGGATGTTATTGCCGGTGATCGTGGCGCCAGATACTCTGTCCGTAAATTGTCCGGACACAAAGTTTGCCATGGAACCAGTGAAGGTTGTTCCACTGGTAGTACCGCTGACATTTAAATTGTTCTGGATGATAACACCGCTGAATGTTCCAAGGCCCGAACTCGTTACTGTGCTCAGGCTTGTTGCACCACTAACGGTTAAACCACCTTGAATTACAACATTGCCACTGATTGTTTCGCCAGTGACATTTGCATAGTATTGATCTAGGTAGGTACGGAACTGACTGAAGGTAATTTTTTTGTTGCGCAGTACGGGGTCCACTTCAAAAACGTGGACCAGCGTCATGAGGTCTTCATCAACAATCGCGGTGCCGTCAATCGACGGAAACTCGCTGATTCTTCTATTGGTGGCCACCTACTTATACTGCGCAGTATTATACCTAATTATAGTTCTCTTTGCTCACTTAACCCTTACCTCAATCCTTGGCAGCAGGTTGGAAACACCGTGCCAAACAAATTGGATTCCTGTTACAATTCCACAGGAAATGAGGAATACAACCAGTAATTCTGCAACGGTAAGGTTGCGCCGAACATACATCACCTGCGGCGGTTGCTGTTGAAAGCTCGCTTGCTGGGCCAAGGCTTGTTGGATGGCTAGTTCTTTTGCTCTTGCTTTCATTGCTGCAAGATTTTCAGGACTGATCTCATTCATGAAATAGTCCTGACCAGTGGGTTGACCCGGAAACTGACTAGGGGGAATTTGTTCTTCCATGATGCAAAACCTTTTCACACACACTAGCATCTATAGAGAGGATTTGTCGCCATGAACTACGGCTTACGAAAAGGTTTGGAGGATATTGCCACCGAACTCAAGGGTATTCGCAACATCCTTTCGTCAATGTGGCACAGTCGTTACGGAGAAGACGAGACAAATATCTTGAATCCCCAGATTTACGCAGATGAATACGTATCAACTGAGGAGTGTGCCAAGCGGTTGGGCGTATCCGATCAAACGATCAGAAATTGGATTTCTATTGGACGTAAGACTCCTGACAAAGGTTGGGTAGAAGGTGTTCACTACGTCAATATTTCGCCAGATCCCAATCGTAAAGCGGTTATTCGCATCCCATGGAACCAGATGATCCACGCATTCTGCAAGAATCGCCAAAGTGATCTCTGGGATTTTATTGGCAATACCGGTGCACGGTCGACCAAATATAAAACAACCAACCCCGATCGTCTCGTATAATGCCGCACAGATTTCACGGGATTGAAACTGAGGTTGTAACCCTGGTCAATTACAGGGAAGTATTGCCAGCATCACTGGCGGATCAAGTGGAGATGTTCTTGCCACCCGAAGGATCTTTCGATGACGGGTGCCTGCAAAGATACCTGGAAAACTTAAAAAATTATGAAGAAGAGGATGCGAACTTTGGTATGACACTTGCCAATCGTTTGCGTCTTGCGTTCCAGGACTTAACACCTGATACGATCTGCGGCAAATTCCCGCAAGCCGAATTGCCACTTAAACGACGGTTACGTTGTGTGGCAGAATATCTGATCCGTTCAGGAGAATTTGAAAAACTGAAGGACGATACTGGACGCCTCGTAAAAAAACGCGGTATCCTGGGCAAGATGGTTGTCTTGTACAAACCAACCAATAAACTACTGGAAGCACTAATCAAGCAGGGGTTGATTAAAAATGAGCCGTCGTGAAAAGTTGATCGCATCGGTAATCGGTCCTGAACTTGATCAAACGAAAGCCAAGATGCTTGATGCCACTATCAAGTTGATCCTTGGTGACATGGGGCAGCATTATTGCAAAATGTGGGAGCATGAAGGTCCAGGGGTGATGGTGTTTCAACCTGACAATTCCGACCGTTCGATGTTCTTCATGACGCTAAAAGAGATGCACTCAGCGCAAGAGGAGTGTGAACGCGGTAATGATGGTGATTTAGCTGAGACATTCAGGCGTATCCTCAGTGCCGCACAGAAGATTGATCCAGCGGAAAAAGCTGGTTACATCATCAATGATGCAGCGGGCATGCGTTACTTGGAGATCGACTATACCAAAGTGTCAGAAAACTGATGGCAATTGAAAACATCAAGGCTCACGCAGAAGATCGTGAGTTAATCACAAGTTCTGACCTGGTTTCAGCAGCGCACGCCCTGATGGAGGGTATTGATCTTGATGTTGCCAGCTCGGATTTTGCAAATGAATACGTCGATGCCAAGAAGTATTTCACTCCATCTGACGATGGATTGAACTGCCAAACGTGGTACGGCAAGGTTTACGTCTTTCCTCCCAGTGGTGCATACTTCTGGGACAAGAAGAATGAACGTTGGAAGATGACACGGTCTTCTTCTCCAACTTTGACATCGTCACATGCGGTGTGGTTCCGAAAACTTTACCGCAGCTGGTTAGCGAGAGAAGTAAGTCAGGGCTTGTACTTTACCAACTGCCCGGACATGATTCGTTACGAGTTTAAGATTTTTGATTTTCCCATCTGCATCTTGCGGACGCCACCGACGTTAACAGTTCGCAAGAGCACAGGCGTTGGCGTGCATAAAACGTGCACCTCACTATTGGTGTACCTGCCCCCCATGGAAGATACGGGGAAAGCAATCGAACGTTTTAAGGATATTTACGAGCCAAGGGGGCACATTCTCTGTTAATTTCTCTAGAGTGAAAAGGATTAAAAGGAATTATGAGCATCCTTGCCGACTGGGAAATTCGTGAGCAGGCCCTTGAACATGGGATGATTGATCCATTTGTGGATCATTTGGTAAGCAAGGAGAATGGACGGAAGCTTCTCAGTTACGGCCTCAGTTCGTACGGATATGACATTCGCCTGTCACCTAGTCAGTGCCTGATTTTTGGCCGTGTACAAGCAGGGGATTGTGACCCCAAGAATTTTGATCCCGATATTTTGAAGCCTGCCGATCTTCGGGAGGATGAACGTGGTCAATATTTCTTGCTGCCGCCGTACGGTTACTGTCTTGGCGTAGCGCATGAACGTTTGAAGCTACCTGACAACATCAGTGTTGTAGCTGTTGGTAAATCTACGTATGCACGGTCGGGGATCATGGTAAACATCACGCCTGCCGAAGCCGGATGGGAGGGTTACCTTACACTTGAAATCAGTAACTGCACTGGTTTATTCAATCGCATTTATGCGAATGAGGGAATTACTCAGCTGTTGTTCCACACTGGCAGCCGTTGTGAAGTTACTTACCAGGACCGGAAAGGTAAGTATCAAGACCAACCAAAGAACGTTGTGTTCTCCCAGGTTTAGTATTGCTTACCAAAGCTTGGTCCAGGTTTACGGGCGTAGCCGGTACTTCCGGCTCGTCCTACTGTATCCCCCATACTTGGCAGTGTAACACCGTCCATTGTTGCTTCTGTTCTTGGGGTTTTACCTCGGATGGTCGGTTCAGCAATACCTGCTCTTTGTCGGTATGCCCCAGCGGTTTTAGCTGCCCTGAAGAACTTACCAACGCGGTCTTGATTATTGTTTAACGATTCAACAGCTTGTCTTTCTTCTGACGGGAAACGACGTAAATCTGTATCGTACGCCTGTTCAGGATTAAGGTCAGTAACCTCAGCCCCTGACGTACCAGCGTCAGCCGTTGGATCGTAATTAAGGTCAAAGAATTTTGCCATAGTATCATTGTAGAAGCAATAAATCAACCAGGGTATTCGCCATGCATGGCGCCGCAGGTTTCTTAGATAGCTTCATTCAAGACGAAGTGAAGTCCCGCTGCCTCAGCGAAGAAGATTTTGGTGCACCGCTCGACAATGAAGCGAATGATGTACCATTAATGGATATGTACAACCGAGGCTTGGTCGCATGTCAACAGGGGCGGGAAAGGAATCCACTAAATCTCGAGGGGCAACGGCCTGGAACGACGGGGTACATTCCGTCAATGGAGGAGGGCCTGCAGATGGGCGCATCACCGAAACCCAGGGCGTTAGTGTTGGACCTGGAGGGGCCCAGCGAGGAGATGCTGGAGCAGTCACGCAAACGTCGTGGTTTGAGCCGGTAACAGACGATTCTGGCTGCAAGGACGGTATTTGTCCTGTGCCCTGGCTAACGAAAGAAAAGGCTCCGGTGCTCCAGGAGGATGTGGTTAATCATCCTTCTCACTACACTGATGGGGGCATTGAGTGCATTGAAGCCATTGAGGCAGCTTTAACCACCGAAGAATTCCGTGGTTTCTGCAAGGCCAACTGCATGAAGTATATCTGGCGTGAGAAGCATAAAGGCGGGACAGAATCACTGAAGAAGGCACAGTGGTACCTCAACCGCCTTATTGATTTGGACGAAGCTCAAAACGGTTGAAGCTCATCTTCGTCTTCGTCATCCTCGTCGTCGCCAATACAAGCGGCGGCGAGTTCTGCTAATTCCAAGTCGGTAGGAATGTCGAAATCAATCGAGATGTTTTCTGCTGCAAGGATATCTTTGATGGCATACCACTCCATCAGGCGTTGGTGGTAGAGGTTCAGAAGTGCGTACAGCAATTCATCCCATGTCATTTCTTGCGCTGCAAGTTCTGCTTTGCGCATGGAGAACTGCAATTCCAACGGGAGTTCAAATTCCCTGGGCTCGACTGATCTCTCCATTCCAGCCTTCATTTGCGTGTTGCAATTATTCTAATGCTAGCTGGCGGACAGAAGATCTGCTTCTTGGTCGTTAAAATCAAACCAAGGGTTTTCATCAATCCGAAAGTTGTTTCCAAACTCTGCCAGGATGTATGGACTCATGAGTTCTTCCAGGCGTCGCACTGCTTTCACCTGATGAGGTGCTGCGGTGTAATTGCGGAATGCTGTCAACAATACTTCGGTAGAGGCCCAGGGATTTGCATCAACGCCTTGGAGGAACAGGTTGATTTCTTCTCGGCGTCGATCCAGGAGATTACCAACGACTTGATGATCAGCGTTGAAGATCCACCGGCCCATTTCCCGCGTGGCACCGCAGTAATCTTCGTGTTCAATGCAATCGATAATGGCGCTGTAAAGAAAGGGTTCCCAGCCGATGGAGTGAATGAAAGAAATCAAGGCTTGACGCATGCCGTCATCAAGGCCCAGGTTTTGCTTTAACAGCTGGGTGTCAATGATATTTGTTTCGTGGAATAACAGCTCTAGTGCTTTTTGTGAACTGCAACGTTGACCACGTTTGACAGGAGAGCCGTCAGGGTAAAACTGTGTGCCGTAACCAATGGTGTACGGATCTTTCCCTGTGTGAGGATCTGCGAAAGCTTGTTCGTTAAAACCTTCGTATTTCCTGATCAGATTAAGCGCAGCGGAAAGATCCGACATAGGAGTAACATTAGTTACTCCCAATCATACACAATTTACTTACCTTGGCCGCGTGTTTGTTTGCGTCCGTGATTAGGAAGTGAGTGTTGCCCCTGTCCTTGACGAGTCTTTTTAGGGCGAGATTCAATCTTGACGACTGAGCTGGACTTGGGTTTGGCCATGGGAAACCAATGTGGTGCTCACCATTTTACACGGTGGCTCCAGTAGCGTGCTGACATTTTGTCGGGACTTGAATCTTGTGCATTGTGACGTGCGTAATAAGACTTGCGACGTGCCTTGTCCTTTTCTGAAGTTGGGTTTTTACCTGCGCCTTCAACTCCCTGCTGTCCAAACCTGATAATTTTTTCTTCACCGTCTTTACATGCTTTTACAACATGAGACTTTGTGGCATGACCTGGAGTGCGCTGCGGTTTATTGCAGGCCATCTTATCTTTTGCCAACTTGGCAGCACCAGCGGCTTTCTTGCGTTTGTCAGACATCAGAATCCTTTAAACATTGAGGTAAATTCACCCAAGATTTGGCTACCTGTTTTTGATTTGTAGCTTGTTTCTTCATCATCCAATCCTAAGTTAAAGATGCTTTTTTCAGTTGACGACGTATCTGTTTCCTCTGTTTCATCGTCTCCAAAAAGACCCTGAAGTGTGTCAAGGGAAGCAAATGGGTCGCTAAAATTAAATTCTTTTAGTTCCAAGCCTTTTCCCGTGCTTGCTTTAGTGAGTAATTGCTGTTCGGCTCGATCGGTATCAGGAAATACATTGGTATAGAATTCGTCTTCCGTACCCTTGTAACCGGCTTTTTTAAACATTGTATAAAGTCCTGTTTCTGATTCTGGAGTACTTTTTTTATAATCTTCCGGTCGCTCAATGTAATCAAATCCTAAAATTTCTTGCGTGGGTTTTTCGCCTTTTTCGTTTAAAAATTTAATCTCTTGTCGTATTTTTTGCGCGGATCCAGTTCTTAATGTTTCTGCAACTAACTCTTTAAAATCTTCGACATCTCCCTGAAAGTCTTTGAGTCCGACACTGTCCAATGCTTTTTGCCAAGATGTTTTATCAGATGGGTCTACACCTTTTAATGCGGCATCGGCAAATTCCTCTGGCGTAACAAAAGCACCAAATATGGTCCCTTGATACAACGCTTTTTGTTGAAGAGCTGGCAGAATTTTTGTGTATATTTCGTCTTTGACTGTTCCAGGTGTCAAAATATTTTCAGCCGGATCATAACCCAAGCCCTGCCCTTTAACCTGAAAATGCATACGAGCAAACTCTTCTTTGTTATTTACATCAACACCAAAACGATAGGCTTGGCTTGCCCAATATGTATCCCCTGTTTTTGCTTTT